GGTTGCGGCCAGACCAGAGACGGAATTCCGCAAGCCGCCGAGGGATGTCTTTGTCTTCTCTGCGATCCCGCCGAGAGACTGCAAGTTCGTCTTGGCCGACTGAAGCTCTGACTTTAGTCCGGACGCATCTCCGGTGATCTTGACGTGGATGCCGCTAAGCTCTGCCATTCTTCATCTTCTCCCGGTGCCGCGCCCTCGCGTCGTCCCACTCTGCCTCGCTAAATCCGCCAAGACCTTTCTTTGTCGACTTCATCTGGCTGTGCTTGTGGTCAAACAGCCACCACCATTCTTGCGGGGACATTCGCCAGAACTCAGTGGGCGATATGCTCCAGTCTGCCACCGCGAGCGAATATGCCGACTGCACCCATTCCGCCCACGTTACTTTTTTCCGCTTGGCTTATCCTTATTGGTAATGGCCGCAGACTTGGGCGTTGCGATCGCAGAGATGTAGCTTTCGGCCAGCTCCCGGCTTTCGACCAACCCCGCATCCATCATTGCCTCGCGCAAGGCTTCCTCGGTCATGGGCGAACCGGCCTCGGAAAGACCGATGTACAGCACCTTTGCGATTGCCGCCGTGTCGAGGATGATTTCCGGCTTGTAGTCGATCCCGCGCGCAGCAAATATAGCTTCTCGCGCGGCCTCCCTCACAAGTACCAGAATATCCCCGACCTCTTCCGCGATCCGCTCAGACGCGCCCCAAGTGATCGCCAGCTTGACGTTCTTGGAGCCGAGTTTTCCGCTGTACTCCCGCATTCACGCCACCTTACGACGACGAAGCGGTGTAGGTGACAGCGCCCGAGGACATGAAGGTTGCTGAGAACTCGACCGCCCCATCATGCTCGCCGTTCTGTTCGAAACTGGACAGATGGAACGTGCCAGAGACGTTGCCGGGGGATGCCAGCGACGACGGCAGATCGACCTTGAGGGTCTCGCCCGTGGTGCTGGCGTTGAAGAACTCAGCCAGCAGAGTCTCGCTCGACGTGATCCCGGAAACCGTGACCTCGATGGACTTGACACCCGGCTTGGCCAACAGCTTGCGCCACCCCGCGTCGTCGTCCGTGGTCACGTCCACCATTTCATTGCTTGCCGAAAACCCTCGGGTGCGGACGCCAACCAGCGTGACCGCGTCCCAATCGATGGTCATATCTCGACCGTTGAACCCAGCCATGTCAATTCTCCTTCTGGATGGTCATGATGAAGCGCATAACCCCGTGTCTCGTCTCACCGTCAGGATCGCGCATTGCCTGTGAAAACTCGCAAAGACAGTCCACCAAATTGTAACCGGCCTTGTAGACCTCGAGCCTGTTGAGGATGTCGTAGGTCTCCCCCATCAGGTCTTTGGTCTCTTTGAAACCGGCAGATCGGCTCCATATGTCGACGCCGATTGTGATTCTCTTTCCGAGCGTGTCGTCTGTGTCCCAAGCCGAAGAGCTGTCTGCCCCGATCACGATGTATGGGAAGTTCTCTCTTGGCATTCCCTCGGGAAGGTACGGAACATCATCGTAAACGCCGACCGAAACAGGTGCCCAAGACCACCACACAGCGCTGTCGTCCCAGCTGTTCGCATCAACCCAAACTCCATTGGCAACAACAAACGGAACGGTGTTGCCCGTCAAGGCCCCGTACACGATCTCTTGTGCTGCCGTCTCGAAGCTCATTTGAGAGAGTCCAATCTCGCCTTCAGCTCTTTGGTCACGTTCATTATCGCCGTTTTGAAGCTATTAAGCAACCACGGTCTTTTGGCCATCTTGGTTGTACCGAATTCGAGCCAAGAGCCATATTCGAGCCTTGTCCCGACAGTCCCTTCCATCCTCGGACCCGGAACTGACCGCTCGACGATTATGCTGCGGCTGAGCGTCCCTGTGTCGGTGGCCGGATATTGGCCGGGAGCAGATGCCTTGTGAACTGGCGACAGGTTCTGGGGTCCGCCGCCCGGAACGAACGCAACCGGAGGGCCATCAGCCGAGCCTGCGCGGATGGTCATGTACTTCTCGCCGGGGATCCGGTAGTAGACCGTGCCAGACGGAGAGCCATTGTTGATGCCATCCCTTGCGAGAAGCTGGGTGTCATCCAAGACATCATTGATTGTGTCCGAGACAATATCGTCCGACCGATCAGAAATCTTTGTCAGCTGCGAGAGCAACTTGTCTAGGCCAGAGATGTCGATCGCGGTTGATTTCAAGATGGTGCGCCTTCCGTCAGGAGCAGTTCCAGCCAAGTGCCATCGCCGTCAACATCTATCACAGCCGTGATGCCGTAGGTCCTGCCGCGATACACAACCCTGTCCGCCGCGCTGTAATATGGTGCACCTTCTGCGTTGCCGCGAAATCGGATGATCGCCCGGACAGAGATGCTAGGCTGAATGCGCATGGCCTGAAAGCGTTCGCTTCCACCCATCGGACTCCACATCGCCCAAACATCGTCCCCGGCACTCCATGCCTCTGTCCATCCGCCCATGCCATCAGAAGATTGCGTCTTCCTTTGGATGGTTATCCGGCTGGACAGTTGGCGCGCAGAGTATTTCGAGCAGCAATTCACCATGCCAGTTCGTCTGCCCTTCTGTAAGGTGCCAAGAGCCTCTTGATTTCGTCCGTCATGCCCTCGCAACCATCATACAGCTGCTCGACATAGCTGCGGATCGCCTGCAAGATCGGGCTGGGGATCGAGCCGCTGCCATAGCCCGCAACATAGGTGACCTCCAGCGCATCCTGCGCCCGAAGATTGGTCGGCCAAGTCTCTCCCTCGTTCAGATAGATCCTGCCGGATTGCAGATCTACCTGATACTTCAAAGAGCTGAATGTGCTGGAATTGTTGCTGCGGTCGTAGGTGACAACAGATGTCACACTTTGCAGGACCGGGAACGGAAGATCGAGCGTTTGTCCGCCGCCAAGGACATAGGGGACGCTTGCGGTGTGGAAACCGGGCCCAAGAGCGAGCAGCCTTTCATCGGCCTCTTCGTCGGTGAAGCCGTCCGCCTTGAAGACGAAGGTCTCCGTCAGGATTGCCCTCCGAAGATATTGCTTGATGGCCTCGGTGGCCGTAGCGATGTAGGCGGCAATGACCGCATCATCATCAGAGGTGTCGACGCGAAGGAATGTCTTCATGTCTGCTATGCTGATTGCCCGGCTGTCGGTGCTGGTCGTGACGTAGACGGACTTGCGGTTGTATCTCATCGCTTCGCCTTCCTCGGCTTGCCGCTTGCGGCCTTGTTCTCAGGAGCAGCGTGAATGGCCTTCGTTATGATCTCGCAAGCACCAGCATCGATCAAGATCCTGAGTAGGTCGTCACTGACCTCATGGGCGCTTCCTTGTGCCCAAGTCTGAACATTGATCCCGTCCGGAGCAACAGGCAGGGTCCGGAGCATCTTGATTGTGGTCATGGGCTGTGCGTCCTTTGCAGAAAGATCGCTTTGTTCCAGACGCTGACGTCCTCGGAGAAATTGAAGAAGAACCTTGCGCCGTATTGGTTGAATGCTGGGGTGGCAAACAGGGTGCCGTTGAAGAAGAAGTAGTCTTCGATGTCGCTCCCCTTCGTCATCGCTCTGCGATCTCTGGAGATCGTTGTGCCGTAATCAGAACCAATGCCGACATCGACCTCGACAAATGTTGCCGTGCTGCTCGACTTGCTAGCCTGAAATGTGAGGTTGATGTTGTAGGTCTCTCCGGTCGCAAACGGCTGGATTGTGCTGTTTCCCAAAACATCAGTGCCGATGCCGCGACGAAAGTTGATGTTGGTGCCGGTCCCAAGTCCGTCAATCGTCACGTGCACCCTCGCTCCTGCCGCGATTGATTGCTTGTTGCTTGAGGTGTGAGTCGCGTCCTCGAAATACAGCCATCCGCCGTCGTAGCCCGTCCGACGCTCTTGTCCGTCGTCAAGACGGATGAGCATGTCTGCTGCGCGTTTGTTGTCTTCGGTGGCGCTGGGGATGCTTTCCCACGGGATATTCGATGACATTGCAGTCCCCAATCAGAGAGATGACGGGGCGACCGGAGCCGCCCCGTCGATGGTCTTAGGTTGCGGCGGTGCCGCTGTCGATGGTGGCGGATCCCATGTTCCCGCCCTTCATCTTGATCGCATGGCAAGTCACCACAGCGGCGGTGCCGGTCGTGCCGGTGGCCACGAGACGGACATACCGCTTGGAGCCACGATAGCCGATGGTGCCGATCATCTTGTTGTCGTCGGTGTCGGCGGTCACGGTCAGAGCAGCCTCGGTTCCGATCAGGTCAGCGTCGGCCACAGCGGTTGCCGAAGCAGCTGCGGTGGTGTCGCCTTCCTGCACCTCGAACGAGAAGCCGGAAGCGGTGCCTGCATCGGTCACTGTGCCGGTGCCGACGGTGAACGTCAGCGACTGCCATCCCTGCATGTCGATCCAGCTGCCAGCAGCCGGAGTCGTACCAGACAGAGTTGCCGACAGTGCCATGCCGTACTCAGCGTTGTTGCGCGTATCGAACATCAGTCATATCCTCCTTACGCTGCGACTTTGCCGATGGCGATGCCATCGAAATTGGTCACGTCTCCGCCGACACGCTGGGTGGTGTAGTAGGTGACGAAACCCTTGTTGCTGTACGGATCGCGCAGAACCTGCAGACCGACGCGATCGACGATGGTGTAGGCCACCGAGAAGTCGGCATAGACGATCGACAGCGCATTCGCCGCGACAGCAGGCATGTCATCCATGAAGATGACCCGCTTACCAAGCAGCTGAATCGACGCCTGACCATTGGCCAGCAGCACCGGGCTGAAGAAGTAGTTGTCAGCACCCTTCAGCTGCAGAGCCGCGCCGAAGGTCGTGCGCTTCATGCCCCACACAGCACCAGCCTGATAGCCTTCCTTGAGAGCGTTCTGCACCTCGATCAGACCATCCGCATTCAGCGCAGCCGCCGAACCCATGTTGATCTGATTGATCTTGCCACGCTCGTAGGTGCCGGAGACTGCCTGAGCCGGATAGGTCAGGAAGCCGCGCGGCTGGTTGACGCCGGTGCCGTTGACGAACGCGGTGTTCTGCGTGCGAGCGAACTTGTCGGAGACCTTTCCGGCAAGCCATGCCTCGACATTGAGATACGCATCCTCGATCATTTCGGTGGTCAGGCGCGGATCGGCTTCGATCTTGTGCGCTGCGATCACCTTCTGGCCGAGTTGGGGCGTATCCGTCTCACCGCCCGATGCGCCTTCGCCGACCCAGCGGGCCGAAGCCTCGTTGTCGTCGATGAGGACATCGATCGACTTCGAGCCGGTGCGCTCGACATTCGCGACCTGCCGGAGGGGCGAAGTCTCGAAGATCCGCGAGACGACAGTCTGCGAAAGTTCCGGGCGGACGAGATATCCGCCGTCCGGATTGACGTCGGTCGACATGGCCTTGATCTCGATGCCTTCGGAGCCAGCCTTGAAGCCGGTGGGCAGCGTGCCATAGGCCATGTACTCGCGAAGAGCATCGCGGTGCTTGGTCTCGGCCTCGTCGTCGAGCTTGCCGCTCTTGCCCTCGTTGCCGTTTTGCGGGCGACGGACAGCAGCCTCCAGCTTGGCCTGCTTGGCCTGGAGGTCGGCGAACTTGGCGGTGACCTCTTCGGCCATGCGCTGGTGCTTCTCTTCGGTCACAACATCCTTCGGGGCGCTGGACTTCATCTCGTCGATCTCCTTGCGAAGCTCGACGAGCGTCGGGTTGATCTTTTCGACCAGCCCCTTGATTTCTGCAAAATCAGACATTGAGTCCTCCTATGCTTTGCAGGGTTGAGTTCAGAAGGGCTTTGAGCTCGTCAACCTCTCGCTGATCGTCCTCCGGGACAATGGCGTCTGCCTCGCGCAGAACATCATCGCGCCGCTTCCACGCTGCATTTGCCATTGCCTTGGCCTCGCTGCGTGTGAATCCCATTTGCCGAAGCACGGTCTCGACATCCCGTACTTCGACGCTCTTGAAGCTCGTCACGAATGCTGCTGCGTTGGCAGGGACAGTGACGAGTGACGTTTCGAACAGGTCCAGGCGCTTCAGGCGACGATTGTTGCCGTCCATCGCGTAATCTTTCGTGATGTAGCCGATCGAGAGTCCGTCGATGGCACCGGCCTTCACCAGCTCGTAGGCGTCTCGACCCTTGTTCGACTTGATGGCAATTCGACCTTTCATGTAAAGGCCGCGAGAGTCCTCTTGGTACTCGTCCCAGACGCCGATCGGATCGGACATGTTGTGCTGCCAAAGCATCTTTGGCTTGCGGACCGCGAGCGTGTCCCGGAAGGCACCCGGCTCGATCACATCGCCATAG